GCAACGACCTGGGGCCCTGGCAAGCTGAACGCAATTACAACGAGACTGCTTAATGCTACTGGGATACAGCTACCGGCTGAGATAACCAATGGCAGGCGGTTTGCCAAGTGGATGCTGTCAATGGGACTGTCACGCAGGATTAAAGATGAGAGCGGGTATAGGATTACCTAAAATATAGCATGAAAAACTTTGCTAAAGGCTAACTGATGGCTACGAAAGAACGTTACATAATCGAGAGCATGTTTAACATTGCTGACAAGGAAGGCAACGACGTTCCATTTGTCCTCAACAACGCACAAGCTCGCCTCGATCAGAGATTGACCGGCCGAGATATAATTCCGAAAGCTAGGCAAGAAGGAATCTCTTCGTACTTCCTTGCTCGCTACGCTGTAAAATGCATGAGTCAGCGTAACACCAGGGCGGTAGTCATCTCGCATGAGCGGAAAGCAACTGAGAGAATGCTTCTCAAGGTGCAATACTATCTCAAGAATATTCGAGGCCCTAAGCCTGTTCTAAAAAACGAGAGTAAGAATGAGATCACTTTTCCAAAAACAAACAGTATGTTCTACATTGGTACTGCGGGATCTCGTGAGTTTGGACGCGGCGACACGATCACGGCACTTCACTGCTCAGAAGTGGCTTTCTGGCCTGATGCTAAAAAGCTGATGGCTGGACTCTTTCAAGCAGTTCCAAAGACCGGAGAGATAGCTCTCGAAAGTACTGGGAATGGGATCGGAAACTTCTATCACAAGCGCGTGATGAGAGCTGCGAACGGGGGAGGTCGCTATCGGCTACACTTTTTCAACTGGATAGATTTCCCTGAATACACGTTTGAGCTTACTTCAGATGAGGAAGAGGAGATCTTGGGAAGTCTTGACGAAGACTATGAAGAACCTTATCTGGTTAGGGATGTCGGACTGACAGCTGGTCAGATCGCTTGGAGACGCGAGAAGCTGGATGAGATGGATTATGATATGCGGACCTTCAAGCAGGAGTATCCTCTCACTATTGATGAGTGTTTTCAGGCTAGTGGGAACTCATTGTTTCACAAAGTTCAGTTTCAAGAGACAGACGACTGGAGGAAGATCGGTCCTGGGTTTTGGCTTCTCGATGGACATCCTTGTCGAAGCCATGAGTATGGTCTCGGAGTAGATGTGGGTGCCGGAGTAGGAAAAGACAACAGCGTGGTAGAGATCTTCTCGCTTACGTCCGGAGAGCAAGTTGGAGAGTTTGTAACTAATACTCTAGGCCCCGATGTTTTTGGTGATCGTGTAGCATCAATAGGAAAACGCTTTAATAATGCCTACATAACTGTGGAGAATAACAACCACGGAATTATAGTCACGGACAGATTGAGAAACACATATCAGAAAACGCTTCTTTATCGAGATAAGTTTACTGAGAATGATAAGCTCATGGACTTTGGTCATCGAACTACTAGACGAAGTAAGCCTCTGATGGTGGGGAATCTGAAAACTGCGTTAGCAAAAACTCTCGTAATTCATAGTCCTTTCTTGGTGAGTGAACTTTCCTCATTTATTGAACATGAGAACGGATCTTTAGGTGCTGAAGAAGGATGTCACGACGATCGTGTGATTGCCTGCGCGTGCTTTGAGCAGGGTCGCAAACGAGCACAAATTATAAAAGCTAAGCCTTCTGTTGAGATAATTCAAGGAGCTAGTCCTTTTACTCTTACTTCTATTATTGCAGAGATGGTAGGGAAGAGGGGCGGAGGCTTTCCTATTCGACCACAGCATGAGGTAATTATCCATTGAGAGTTCTTCTTCTATCTCAAAGGGGAAGCGGCCTCGGGTTGGCAAGCCGCATCGCGGCAGAACAGCACGACGTAGATGTTTACATCCGAGACTCAATCGCGGCGACCTCAGGCGACGGGATAGTCAATCGCCCGGTCAGTTGGCGGCAGGTGCTCGGAAAGGCAGATCTTGTGGTAGCGGACTCAGGAGGCTTCGGCAAATATGCAGATTACATTCGCGAGTCAGGCAAGCCGTTCCTCTGTGGAGATGCGGTCTTCGATGAGCTTTCCGAAGATCCAGAAAAGGGAAAAGCTTTAATGCGGCGTCTGGCTATTGCTTATCCTACGAAAGAGGATGTTGCTCGATCAAAGGAACTCCTTAAAAGTGGAGTATTAATAACTCTTGAGGGTTGGTGGAATGGGATGGGGTGGATGCGGCCTTGGGTATATATCTTTAACGAGAAGTCGCTCTTCCCAAGACAGAGAGGTCCTATCGTAGAATCTATGGGCAGCACTGTGTATGCTCAACATAAACCGAGTAAGTTAGCTGAGAATACTCTCGAACGTGCTAAGCCCTTCATCAAAAGAACAGGCTATCGTGGACCTGTTAGTATGGATCTGTTGGTTACAAAAGACAACGTATTGTCTATGGCTTTCCGAGGAGGTTTCACTTACGATGCTATTGAGGCACTTGTTGAGGGGATGTCTGACAACGTGACAGAGACACTCTTCAAGACTGCAACTGGAACTACTGATGGATTTGATACCAAGCCTTTTACTATGTCTGCTGTTAGACTCACTATCCCACCGTGGCCATACACCGTCGATAGTGGTGCCTGGACTATTGATCCCTCTATCAAGGGGGTGAACAAGTTCAACTTAAAGCATCTTTTCTTAGGAGATATTCGTCGATATGAGGATGGTCAACTTGAGTTGAGTGGTGGCCGAGGAGTAGTTTTGAAAGCTACAGCAACGGGTGTGGATCATTTTGAATCTCGTAGACGAGCCTGCCGAACTTTGGATAATATCGAGATTGCTAACAAGCAGTATCGATATGATATAGGAATGCACGTAGATAAATATCTAGATAATTTAAAAACTTGGGGTTGGATGTCCTAATGGCTAGAGAAGGCTACACAAGTGGTAAACCTGCTGTCGGCTGGTGGCAGTCTGAAATCAAGGCTGGCATTGACTATCGTAAGAGATATGCTCGAGAAGATATGTGGCCTGCTTGGAGACAATACTATCGAGGAAGATGGGCTGATGGTGTTCTTCCTATCAACCTTTTCTTTATGATGCTTAGGACTACTGTGCCTCGTTTGTATTTTAGAAACCCCAGCGTTTCTGTAATGAGTGCGAAGCCGGGGCGTGAGAACCTGGCATTCTCCCTCATCCTTCAGCGGATTGACAATAAGCTTGTACGTTCCATGAAGATTAAGAAACAGATGAAGAAGATTGTCCAAGATACCTTTTTGTTTGGAACTGGTGCCGGGAAGGTAGGCTTCGGTGCGGAGTTTTCGCCAGCTCCTGGTGATGAGGAAGGTGTGAAAGTTGAGGGAGGAACGTTAAATTGGCGGCCTGAGTATAGAGCTGATATAGTACCAAATATGCCATGGTTCTTGAGGATTCCCACGGGTGGGCTGATCGTTCCACCAGGAGTACAGGATATGGATGAGGCTCGTTGGGTAGGTCATCAAATGAGCAGGCCGCTAGAAGATGTCATGGGAGATTCTCGTTTCACTAACACGAACAGCCTTCAGCCTACAAAGATCCAAACTGCTGGAGGAACTATCCAAAGTCAAGTGCAGATGGTAGACTTGGTAGAGATCCGAGATACGCAGACAGGAAAGGTCTTTGTAATTCCTAAGGAAGCCGGAGATAAGCCACTGCTATTTGAGGATGATCCACTCCAGCATAACGGACGCACAGCTATACATTCTATCTCGTTTAATGATGATGACGAGGTTTTCTGGGGTGTCCCTGATTCTGTAATCCTTGACCCAAGGCAGCGTGAAGCTAATGAGATTCGTACTCAGATGATGAAGCATCGGAGAATTGCGATAGCTAAGATCTTGTATGAAGAAGGATCTATTGATAAGGCAGAGTTCGATAAGTTAGTAAGTGAAGATGTAGGTGCTGGTGTTAAGGTTAATGACATTAGTCGAGTTAAGTTTGACCAGATTGCTGAGATTCCTCGTGATCTTATTGTAGCTGGTGATAGTAATACTCAGGATCTAAGGGAAGAGATGGGCTTTTCGAGAAACCAATTCGGTGAGTATAATAATCGAAGTGGAGATACTACTGCAACTGAAGCTACAATTGTCAGGATGGCGACCGAGATTAGAGTAGATGAGCGGCGAGATATGCTAGCTGATATGCTAACAGAGATCATTCGAGATACACATAATATTATATTTTCTCGGTGGACTCAAGAACAAGTAATTGATTTGATAGGCCCTGGCGGTGTTCCGCTTTTTGTTAAGTATCGAGGAGATATGCTTCGGGGCGGACAGTATGAAGTCAGGGTTGATCCTGATAGCTCTGTACCTATGACGAAAGCTGTGAGAGAGCAGAAAGCTAATGCAACCTTTGACAGGCTTAAGAGTAATCCTTTGATTGATCCTATCGGGTTGACTGAGTATCTCTTACACGAGATGCATGGTGTAGAGTTCGATCATCTTATGGTTGCGTTGAATCTTCAGGGGGGTGGGACAGAAGATAAACCTATTACCCCACAAGAATATGCGCAAATACTTGGAAAAGCGGGAGAGCAAAACCAAGGACTTCAACAAAGTCTTGCTGGGAGGCCCGCCTGATGCCAATGTATGATTTCATATGTAAAAAGTGCTCCCTCGAGTTTGATGGCATCGCTAAAGTTGATGATCGTCATAAGAGGCGGTGTCCTAAGTGTGGAGGATTTACTGAGATCAAGTTGAATGTGGGTCGTTATATTCCTTTCAAATCTGGAATATATGAACATATAGCTAAAGAACCTATGCATATAGATAGTAAAAAGGAACTCAAGGAAGCGTGTCGTAAGCATAATGTTACGAGTCTCTATCTTGAGGATTCATAGAGGGATTGTTCAAAATTTGAACAACGCGAGGTGATTAATGAGTGTAGTTAATTTAAAGCACAATCTAAAGGCTAACAAAGCTCAGGCTTTGGTAACATTTGAGGGCAGTCGGATAGAGGTTGATTTTGGTGGTAACTATCATTTAATCAACGCTGCAAGACTTCAACGTCTTCCGCAGATAATCTTGAAGGCTGTGAGAAAACAATTCTTGATAGAGCGTAGAGGAGAAGAAAGCGATGGCTGAAGACAAAGGTAAACCTACAGAAGGCGAAGGCGGAGAGAAGAAAAATGAAACTTCTGAAGCTATACGTACTATGATGGAGGGACTTCAAGGTGTAGTTACTCTAGTTACTGAGTTAAAGGATCAGGTTGAGGAGATGAAATCTAAACCTGCGCCTACTAAGGAGACGGAACCTGAAGAAGATCCACGAGCACGAGATCTTGAAAAACTATCACGATCTGAGTTTGCTCAATTTTTGCTGGATCAAGTTTCTGGAGTAGTGAAAGAGTCTCTCAATCCTATTGCGGATAAGCTTGGAAGTGTTGAAAACAGAACACATCAAGACAACATCAGAGGGCAAGTGAAAGATCTGACAACCGGAGAAAATGCTAGGAAAGATTTCTTTGATTGGCAGCAAGAGATGAGTATACTATCAAAGGATAATCCAACACTTAACGTAAAACAGTTATACAATCTAGCAAGGACAGAAAATCCAAGTAAGGCGTCTGATCTAGATAAGAAATACAAAGAACCTGAACCAGAAAAGAAGAGCGAGTTCGGGGGCCTCACCCCCAGTTCTACCGTTGTAGTAGAAAAGACTGATATGCAAGCGAACGAAGCAGCAGAAACGGCATTCGATAAGATTATGAGTGGAGTGCCCGACTTGGCGAACGAAGAAGCTGTCTAACTGGAGATTAACAAATGTCACGCACACTGACCGAACAGCTCGATAATCTGTATACCACTACGTGGCAACAGATGAAGAGCACTGTAGTCGATCAGATATTTGACGCCACTCCGTTCTGGTTTTGGTTAAAAGACAAAGGTAAACTAAAATCTACATCGGGCGGGCGCTATCTAACTGAGCCTTTACAGTACGATACCAATGACAACGTAAGCTGGATCACAAAAGGTGGTCAAGTTTCGTTGAACGACTACGAGTTCCTGACTACCGCGAAGTTTGATTGGCGGTATCTTGTGGGAAGTCTGGTCCGCTTTGGTGTCGATGATCAGCAGAACCGAGGTAAAAATCAGATTATTAATCTGATGCTCTCGAAGATGGAAAACACGAAGAACTCCATAACCAACGAACTGGAATCCAAACTGTTCGCTGCTTCTGGGTCTGCGTCTAACGCCATCGACGGGTTGCAACTCCTCGTTCCTGATGATCCAACCTCATCCACGGAAGTCGGAACTATTAACCAATCCACGTATTCGTGGTGGCAGAGTAAACAGTCTAACCTGACTGGTAAATCTTTCGCCGCGTATGGTGTATCTTACATGAGGACGTTGCTCAACAACTGTATGAACAACCTCCAAAGTGATGCACCAGATATTATCGTGACTGGTCAAACTCCGTACGAGTACTATGAAGATAATGTCCTAGACTACTACCGGATTAATAACAATAAGCTGGGTGATATGGGTTTTGCTAACATCCAGTTTAAAGGTATTCCGATGGTCTGGTCACCTTCATGTGCCGACACCAGGATGTATTTCCTTAACACTAACTTTATCAACTTCCAGTTTGATCCAATGATGAACTTTGATATGACTGAGTGGAAAGCTATCCCGAATCAAGTTAACGATCGGGCTGCTCAGATCATTTTAGCTGGCGCGTTTACGGTCTCCCGCCGTCGTTGCCAGGGTGTTCTTCACACGATCGATACTGAGTAGGAGGTGTATAATGGGTCAAAATGCTTATATCACACCCCTTACTGCTGTTGAAACTACCGACAAGGAAGGCATCGGCAAGATCAGGTGGGAAGGGAACAAGTGCTATAAATGGGTGAAGTTCTTGAATACAACTGCAACTGTAGCTGGCGCGTCTGGTGACTTTGTTATCTATACCAGTGAGGATGGATACGAAGATCATGAGGTCTGTGCTGACTATTCTGATGGGGATACCAAGCCGAATGGTGCGGGAACTCTTCAGGCAACTGTGACCGGAACTTTGACAGTCTCGTACTACTGCTGGATTCAGATCAAGGGTCTCGAAACGCTGAACATCGCTATCGAAACTTCTAATGATGGAACTCCGGTAGCGTGCGCAGATGGTGATCCGTTAACTATCGGTGATGCTGACAAGACCATGCGTCGGCAGAATACCGTGATTGACGCGGATACCGAGAGGTTGCCGGACTTAGCTATTACGCAAGATGCGAGTGCTAAGACTGTCATTCTCGACTGCCCATTCTAGGAGGTGACCTATGGCTGCTTATAGTGCAACGGTGACGTTAGTCGACCGTGTGGCGAATAAGCTCAGCCCTGCTGGTGTAGGCTTTTTACGCGGCACCATAGATGTCACTAACTACAACTCCACGCTTGTGGAAATCTCCGATATTACAGGTCTTTTTCGGGGAGATCCTACAGTAGTGCTTGGTGGAATCTCGGATAACGGCTACTTAGTCGCCTGGGATCCTACTAACAAAGCTGTAAAAGCGTGGTATCCTAACCAAGCCTTGGCCGCCGCAGCTGTTACCGAGAGGGATGCGACTGCGGGTGGCGATATTGAGGTTACGGATCTGGATGCTGCTGCCTCTACGGGCGTAGCTGTCTATGTCCATCTCGATGAAGTCATGGAACAAGGTGGGTATAAGGGACATCTGGAGTTTGTTTCTCCTACTAATACTGACGGTACTGGTACTGCTAGTAGTGGAGGAGCAAGTTTTAAAATCCAAGATGATGATGCGGCTGCTACTGGCGGTCTCGCTCTTTACATTGACGAAGATGGAACTGCGGGAGCTAGGTTTCTTGCAAACACAGTTCATACAGTATACATCGAGTTAAGTAATGGCGAGTTCTTGAAGGTAACGCCGAATGCTGATCCTGGAACTCCGGGTGTTCAAGTTTACTTTGATGAAGATGCAACTAATTCGTATGAGCGTTTAATGTTCGTATCTCCTACAGATGCGGATGGATCTGACGCTGCAACGGGTGCTTCGGTTACAGCTGCTGCGGCAGCTAGTTCTGAGGTCGCTGCGGATGTAGATGTCGGGCTTGTACAGTTTGTAGCATTTGGTCGAACGTAGCGGGGAAGGGGGAGGGTTCGCTCTCCCCTATTTCTCTCGAGGTAAGTGATGGGAACTCTTACATTAACACAGCTTAAGACAGAAGTTCGAAGCGCTCTAGGTAATCGAACAGATCTAGATGATCGCTTGACGATTATGTTGAATCTTGCGCAGATGAGGATTGCTCGCAGGAATCGGTGGGAAGAACTTGAGACTCTCAATACAGATAACTTGACGTATAACAACGATGATGATGATCGCTTTCTAGCAAAGCCTGCAAATACTAGAGATATTCACTCCTTTGTTTTGCTTGATGGAGCTAATAGTAGGAAGCTGAAGAGGCGATCTCCTCGTATGTGGGATGCCATCGTTGCGAAGCCAGAATACTTCTCACGGGGACGACCCTCTCACTATGTATTATATCGTGAGATAATTGAACTTTTCCGGATGCCTGATAGCGCCTATAGTGTAAGACTAAGAATCTCACTTTGGCCTACTAGCTTCTCGGACTCCTCGCCGACAGCGACTTCTGATCTTGATCATAAAGATGATATGTTGATCGCGCTTTCAAATAGCTATGCTTTCTCTACTCTTGGAGATACTGAACGAGCTGGTAGGTGGTGGGTTATCTATTCGAATATGCTGAAGGATGCTCTTCGAGAAGAGGAACAAGAAGCAGACTTAGATAGACTTCCCGAAGCTGAGATGCGGGCCGAGGTTATGCAAGGTGAGCCGTGGCTTGATCCTTTTGCTAGGAGTTCCTGATGGCATTTGTCAATGCAATAGTGACTAGAGCAGTTCAATATCGTAATCCTGATGGAAAGGTTATTAATATGACTTTTCGAGTAGAGGTAACTGATAGTGATTATGAGCAGAAGTTTATAGATGATTATCAGCTTTATGAACATCAACTTGAAGCTATTCTTATTCTTAACCCGCCAGCTCGAAAAAATGCTTTTAATAGAATTTTAGGGCGCCGTGTCGGAAAGGCTTATCGAAGATGGCTTACTGACGTAGCGAGCAACTGGCCAAAGACTCCTATTGAATGGGATGCTGCTACAATTGATAGTGAGATTGGTATAATGACTAGACTTGGTGGGGCTGACTAATGAGTGATTCTTCTGGCGGTTTTATAGAATGGATTAGTCCGCATGTGTTAGCTATTTTATCTTTCATAGGAGGATTTTTCTTGGCGTCTTGGAAACTCTTAGATAAATATTGGGAAGGAAAATTGGCTCCTGTTAAGCTTGAGATTCAACATAACACAGAAGAGCTACAATCTTTAAAATCAAACTTTGAAGAGCATCGAGAAAAAATGAGTAGTGGGGTTGCATCACTACACGGAAAAATGGATGTACTTTTAGGGGATAGAAAGAAATGAGGGGACCTTGGAGATTTTTTCCTGAGCATGAACTACGCTGTAAGTGTGGTTGTGGTCGGGCTGATATGGATTCCGCATTTATGAAGAAGCTTGTTTCGCTTAGGATTACTTTCAACTTTCCTATGATTCTTATGTCAGCTTTTCGTTGTCCAGATTATAATGCGCATGTAAGCTCGACAGGGCATACTGGACCTCACACAACTGGAAAAGCTGTGGATATAAAAATTGCACGGGGGTTAGCATATCAGCTTTTAAAACTAGCCCTGATATATGATTTTACTGGAATAGGCGTAAAGCAACACGGAGATGGTAGATTTATTCATCTTGATACCCTCACCAATGGTGAGACATCCGGGCCGAGGCCCACAATTTGGTCTTATTAGGAGGCTACTATGAGTGAAGAAATTAAAAATCCTTTTTATTCAAAAACGATTCAAGGTATTATAAGTAATATTCTTGGTGTAGTTGTAATGTATGCTAGCGTGAAAGGCTGGAACTTTGGCAGCGATGATGCTACAGTGATACAGGAATCGATTGGCGGTATCCTTGTAGGGCTTGGTAGCATCTGGGGATATTATGGTCGAAAGACTGCAAAAACTAAAATCGGATTTGGGGGTGCCCAGTGAAATTCTGGTCAGGGCTTTTTTTACTCCTTTTCCTAACGGGGTGCACGACTTATGTTAAAAGAGAAGATGGTACAAAGATCCCAGCAGATGCTTATGTCGCAACTAGTCTTATTGAAAAAGCTTCTAAATCAGAAAGTTGTAAGCCCGTATCTACGGATGAGGCTGCGCCGACTTTTAATGTGCTTACACCTGACCAGATTATCGGTCTTAAAGCTGCGGGTCAAGCTGCGTATTATCAGGCTCAGGGTCAAGCACAGACTGCCCAAACCGTCATTGCAGTCGCAGCACTTGTTAGACGACAACAACCCTGCGCAGAAGTTTTGATTGCTCAAGCTTACTTTAATGCGTCTGCTAGAAAAACAGAAGCTAATGCTAAGACTATCAGAACATCTGTGTTGGGAGTATCTAAGGCAGCCGTCGGCATCAAAGGTCTTGACGTTATAGGAGAAGCTTTTGAGAGAGCAGGGGCTAAGACTGTTAATATACATAGTGGTAGTGGTGATCCTGTGATTGGTGTAGATGGTGCTGTTGTAACTAACATCGATGATACATCTGGAGCTATTGATATACAAACAGGAACAGATGATGCCTTCGTAATTGGTGGCGATGGAACTATTGATCCTGACAAAATTGATATTGATCAAATCGGCGGAAATGATACCGATGCAGGTGGTGATCCTAACTTTAATCTAAGTGACGATGATGACGTGGGATCAATATTCTAGGTGTTTTGTTCAAATTTTGAACAGGAGGACTGAATGACAACATTCACTAGGACGTGGGATGAAACTGATCCTGCGGATGCAGATAAGGCTAAGTTCGGAGCTCAAGAGATCCGAGAACTTAAGTCAGATATCCAGGAGCGTATGGATGTTGACCATATGTGGGATGGGGATACTCAGGATGGTGAACATAAGCAGCTCACCATGCCTGAGCAAGCTGCTGATCCCTCTAATGTAGCAGACAAAGGATTTGTTTATACAAAGGACGTGGATGGAATTACTGAGCTTTTCTATGAGGATAGTGACGGGAATGTCACACAACTGACAAGCGGTGGTTTAGGTGGTTTGTATTCAGGGTCTGATGTTAGGGTCTCTGCTAGTGGAACACATACACTAACTGGAAATTCCTGGATTCCGATAATCTGTGATACAGAAGCTTCGGATACCGCAACTCAGCATGATACAACAACAGGCGTGATAACCATAGCGGCAGCGGGATGGTATGATTTTTATGTGAGGGGTACTGTCAGCTCACCTGATACTAATCCTACATTTACACGTTTCAAGTACACGCCGAATGGAGGATCTACTGTCTACTATGGAGGTGATACAGGAACAAATGCAGTTGCTCCCAACCCTACATATCCATCAGGAATCTTCGGTGGTTATTTTACTGCTGGAGATACTGTCGCAGTAGAGATGCAACATATTAACACTACGAAGACTCTTGCTGCGGGAGTAACTCTTCAGATGAGGAGAAAGGGATGAAGCTTCCTTCTACTTTTCCTACTTTTGCTGTACGCCGTAGAGGTTTTGAAGAGATTATTACCTTAGTTCGAGCAATTGAAGATTTTCGTAATAAAGTAGTCGAAGCAGTAAACTATAATAATGTAGTTGTTTACTCACAAGATGCTCAGCCAACAGGACTACTTAGTGGCCAAGTAGCTTTGTGGAAAGATACTGATGCTACTTCAGGTCAGCCTACACATTATCTAATGGCGAGTGATGGGACAGATATCGTGACGTTTGCATCTGAGGAGACTGTACCCTAATGCCGCAAAAGCTAGAGACATTAGTTAAAGATTGGGAATATCTTTGGTTTAACTATGTGACTAAGGGAATCAACCTGGCTGACCGTCCAGATAACCCTCAGGATGGCTATATCCAGAATGCTCTTAACATATCTTATTGGAATAAAGAAGCTAGAATTGATACAGGATATAGCACATATGCTGGAACTGTTCGCGGTGATCCGCGTCGAGTTTATCAGTTCTATTTAAAAGCGGGAACTTCTAGCCTTGTCTTGGTGACAAATTCAACATTTTATCTTTATGCCTCAAGTGAATGGCAATATGTATCAGATGGAACAGATACTACATGTACAGATGGGGAGCCCGCAGGAGAAACTAATATAGTTGTAGCTGATATAACAGGTTTTTCAGATGCAGACTATATAGGTATTATCTTAGATGATGGAACTCAACATCAAACAACTATCAACGGAGCACCTTCTGGTAGCACGATTGTTATAACAGATGCAATTCCTGCTGGGCGCTCAGTGAGTGTTGGAGCTGTGCTAGTCAAAGCTGTAGATTTAGCAGGAACAGCTGCGAATCCTGTAGATATAGTAACAGTAGCATCTCATGACTGGATGGTATTCACCAACGGGGTAGATGCTCCTCGAAGATATGACGCATCAACGTGTGAAGTGATTCCAAATCTTCCTGCCTCTGGTAGCTTTGCTGCGAAGGCCGTGGCAGTTTATGAAAATTATCTATGTTTTTACAACTGTACAGAAGCTGGTTCTCGATATCCTCAACGTGTACGAAATTCAGATACTGGAGATCCTACAAACTGGACTACTGGGAATGCGGGTTATGAAGATCTCTATGATTCAGAAGATGTTATCTTTGCAGCTAAGCCTCTTGGTCCTTATGTAGCTATCTACCGAGAACGTTCTATTTACCGACAGGCTTGGATTGGAACAGCTGATCTTCTCTTCTCTATAAAACCTGCGGTATCAGGAGTAGGTATTGTAGGCTATAGTGCTCTTGTATATAGTGAAGAAGCGGGTGGAGCTTTTCATGACCGACACTTATTTATGGGACGCGGGAACTTCTACTCCTACGATGGAGGGTTAACTGTTGAGAAGATAGGAACACCTATCTATGATAATGTCTTCTCGTATACGGGTAATCTTAGCGCAGCTTATCAAACAAGAGCAATGGCTACTTATCTTGAGCAGCTTGATGAGGTATGGTTTATGTATCCCTCAGGTGCTGCAACAATGTGTGATAGGGTAGCAAAGTATAGAGTATCTACAGGAGCTTGGTCTTTCAAAGAACCGACACATACATTTAGTGGTTATGGACATTATATCTCAGAGGATGCACCTATCTGGACTGAGTTAACGGGAACCTGGGCAGAGCAAGAATGGACCTGGGATAGTCGTGCTTTTCAGGGTAGTATGCCTATTCTCTTTTTATGCGGTGATGCAGATGATCAAGTCTATCGATATGATATGTTATCAGCAGATGAAGATGGAACTGATATATCATATGAACTGGAAACGGGTGACATATTCATACCGAATAAATATATCAGACATGATTATGTAGATGCTATTATTAAAGGTACAAGCGTGCAGATATGGGTAAGTATAGACGAAGGTGGGAGTTGGACATCTTTAGGAACAGTGAGTCCTGGTGCTTCTTATGCAAGGCAGCGTATGCCGAGACAGATAGTAAGCACTAATTATCGCTACAAGTTTACAGGCACTGGAGGCGGGTTTGGTTTTCGAGGCTTCGGTGTAAACTACAGAGAGGAAACAGAATGGTGAGGGTAAGATAATGCCAGCTGAACGTGGAGTATATCCTATATATACGAAAGATCCTGATACGGGAGATTACATAGAGATTCCTTTGCAGGGCCCTGATGAATTTAGTCCAGAGCGCGAAGCTTTCAATACGGCATTTCCTCAATTCAATGTGGGAAAAAGTACAGGAGTTCAAGCTCCTTTAACTACTCCAGGACAAAATGAATTATTTGATCTTTTGCAGCGCTACTTAGGTGCAGGCGTAGGGGCAAACATACAACCTTATGGTGGACCACTAGGAGTATCACTTTCTGCGCTAGAAGAAGCAGCCCTCGGTAAACTTGGTAGTTATTTAAATGATCCTAACTTCGGGGCTCTTTCACGAAAGGCTGTAGGAACTGCCAGCAGGTTACAAGATCCTGCATACCAATCTCCTGGAGATGTATTCTCTTCATACGCCGGACCTCTTGAAGAGTTTGTCACGGGCTTTGCTGATAGGAGTGCTACAGATTTCTCTAACTATTTTGAGGAAAGTATCAAAAAACCGTTGCTTGAAACTTTTAATCGAGATGTCATGCCTGATATTTCTCGACGCTTCTCTCCCTCAGGATTCTATAGCAGTCAAAGGCTTGAATCAGAAGACCGCGCTCGAGAGGATTTACTTGATGCTCTGACAGGTAGTCGCGCTGAGCTAGGATTCAATACTCGAGAAGCTGCTCTTACTCGCGGAGCTAGTCTTGGACAGTCAGCCCTCTCTGCTACAGACAACGCTTTCGACAGAGCACTCACAGCTGCTAGAGCATCTGCCGCGATCGAGGGTGGACCTATTAGCAATATCGCACAGATTCTAAGTGCGGCAGCCGTTCCACGAAATGTAGCATCAGGCAACCAAGCTCTCCGTTACAGTGAATTCTTACGTCAGCAGCAACAGAAAAATATCGATATTCAGAATCTTTTGAACTCGATTGATCTTGATCTGTTAGAGAACATCGTAGCAGTTCCTGGACAAAAGAGTGGAGGTAATCCCCTACTGAAGTTGATTGGGACTGCTATAGGAGCAACTATAGGTGGACCATCTGGAGCTTCAATAGGTGGAAGTATAGGTGATACTCTTGACTATGGCTCAGGAATGTATTAGGAGGTTAACATGGCTACTGTTATTTATGAACCGAAAGAAGGTCCATCCCCGCTTGATTCTTTAGCAGAAGGATTACAGCCGGGAATTGAGAATTATTTTAGAACGCAGAGGCAAAAGCGTGTAACTGAACAGATGCAAGCTAGCTTAGATGAATATCGGCAAGAGATCCAAGATGCAGGATTTGCAAATATTTCAGAAGCACGCTCTAAAGGTCCGTCGTTCATCTCACGACTTCCTTCTGAAATCATAGCTAATCCAAGAGGTCTTAAGATAGCTCTTGATTGGCAAGATCGCTTTCTTCAAAGCGTGTATCCTGAGCAGCAGGCTTTTGTTGATCCTGACGGGAATGTAACAACGGCTTCGCAAAGGCCAGAAGGCTCGTTGACAACTCGTGAGTATACAAATATGGAAACTGCGAAGGCTGCACATCTGCGTGCTAAAGCAGCTGGAGTATCTGCGGGGCAGGACTCTAAGTCACGTGAAATTCGCAGAACTATGGAGGAAAAGTCTGATCGAACCTACCGATCTGCACGTTTCATTCTTGAGGAAAGACGAAGTAAAACGATTAGGAAAGCTGTAACTGACAGAATTAAGACTGGATCGCTAGATAAAGCAGAGGCTGGTAAGATAACTTCTCAACTGACAAATAAGATTGAAACTTATCTCGATGAGGGGTTACTTCCTACTCAGGTAATTGAAGCCTTGGGAACTGAGGCTGACGATCTTCTTAACCAAGCTGGTGTAAGTGCTTTAGCTGGAGGTCCGCAAGAGGAGGTTAAGGCTTCTCAAGTATCTACGCAAGAGAGAGAACCAGTGAGTGTACAACTCAAACCTGGTCGGCAGACCCTTACAGAAGAGGGGGAGATCGAGCAGGGGTTCTTGGAAAGTATCGGAGGAAAACTTCAAAAGTTTTTAGGCAGTCCTCCCGAGGAGCAAAAACCTACTCCGCTGAGGCGGGGTCGAGCTGAGGATGTTCCGGAACCTCCAGGTCACACTACCATAGGACACGTAGGAGAAACACAGGTGATTGTCCCTGACAACATGACGATCCTTGACAGCAGAGAGAAGGCTCAAGAGCTCGTGCAGTATCTCATGAAAGAGTATGGGATGTCTCAAAGCGAGGCTGCTACCTTTGCTGTTAGGAATCTCACAGGACCAGTACAATGATAACTGAAGATGCGTTATCATACTTACAGGAAGCCGGAGGTACTCCTGTCCCTACTCCACATGTGGGCGAAGATGCTCTTGCATATTTACAAGAGACAGCTGGACCCTCAGCACAGCAAGAAAGTGAGAACATCCTCTCCAGACTCGGGAGTGAAATTATTAACGATTTTACTCCCGACGAAACTGGAAGATTCCCTATCACAAAGAAACTTAGACAACATCTGGAGGATGCTACTGCGTTAGGACGCGCCTTAAAGGGTGGACATACTTATGCTACACATGAGCTTTACGAGACTTTAGATAATGCATCTGATATTCTTGCTGATACTATTGGTCTGCCTCGTCAGACAATCTTCGAGACACTTAAGCGAGATGTCACGCCTGACTATACTCCTGAGACTATACCAGAGAAACTAATGTTTGGTATAGGAGCTACTCCTGTTGAGATGGCTCAGTTTGCTACTGCGTCAGGAGCTGGTGCTAAGCTAGCTGTTAAAGGTACGCAGTGGATACATAGACTTCACAAGTATGAGAGGTCTGCCCACGTTCTGGGGCGCGTAGCCGGCGCTGCGGGGCTTGGTGCTGTGAAGCAACTATCTGAGGGGACAGAGGAAATGGTCCGGGGCGGGGCTGAATACGCACTGTTTGATGCCACGCTTCAGGCTATCAGTCCACTTCCGCGTGGTCTGCGCATGATGGTTATGTCCTCTCTTGGCGGGGGGATGGCTAGACTGGAGGGGGCTGCAGACGAGGATGCCATCACATCGGCGCTGACCTTCGGTCTGCTTGGTGCCTTGGGTGGAAAGGGAGATGTGAACTTCACGCTGGCTGGAGCTATCAAGCAACAGTTGGCAGGTAGTAAGTGGTACAAAAAGGGGATGGCAAAACGTATAGACAGACTTAAAAACATAGCAGAGTTGGAGCAGGCTTATAATGAAGTTAACGATGGCTACCTTAAAAAACACTATCCATCAATATATCGACAGCTTGATGCATCGAAGATTGGAGAAGTATCTCTGGCGAAGGGGCCAGTAGATATCTATGGTATAATCAACAAACAGTTTGATCAAGCTTTAAAATTAAGAGGTGAAGCTTCGCAAATTCCCATCAACCAGAAAGTACGAATGATGCTAGACAAGGCTGATCCTGGCGGGAAGATTTCAAATAACTATAAGAATGTCCTCTCGGATATGTATGGTCAGAAGATCTTGGAAGCCCACACAAGATTCTCGCACCCAGCTGAGGCCCCAGTTCCATCGAAGAAACAATCATCTTTGATGGATAAGCACCACAGACTCGTGGCACGTGAGGAAAGAGCTAAGCAAGCATTAAAGAAAAAAGAAAAAGTTTCCTTAACAGACAGAGCTTTACGAGCATGGGTAGATTCCGATGCTCCAGGTAAACGTAGGTTAATTGCGGCTTTCGGCGAGTATGCTTGGCCTGCTATTCGCGCGCATGACAGACAATACGGAATCCCTGCGCGAGCTGCTGTAAATCTGAGTGACGGGGTTCGTAGAGTTTATGGACGTGCAGGGCCTAAGAGTAAGAATCGATTTTTAAACTGGTTCGACATTGATTCTACAATGCGACAACGTGTTGACCATCTTGTTTACTATCATATGAGGATAGAGGAACAAAAGAGAATGAGTCCAGAAGCTTATGCGAAACTCAAACGTCCTGAAGGAATTAAAGGAGATGAAGCAAAAGAGATTATTAAGGGGCTTCAACAGGAGTGGGGACCAAAGGTTTTTCAGGAAGCAAAAGCTAGGTCTGATGCATACTTTACTGTTATGCAAGAGCCGTTGGCACTCTTAAGACAAGAACGGTTAATCTCTGCTGATCTGTATAAGCATCTAAAAAGGTTTGGTTATGAACCTACTAAATACTTAAGTAAAATAGATCCTGAGATTGTAGTATCTCGTTATGGAGAACGAAAGCCAACAACTATGCGTGATAGTGGTATAGCTCTTACCAAGTTCGGAGATCGCGGCGCTGCTAATTTTAATTCTATGGAGCTGATGGCTGAGCACTTCGGACGTATATATGGACGAATTGCTACTAACCAGGCGCGAAGAGCTTTGTATGATTTAGCAGTTAAAGTCCCTGATAATGGAATCATTCGACTTCCAAAAACTGTCAAGGAAGGACAACACGGACGTGCTATTGGAGTCAAGACTCCAAGGGGTTACATTAGGGATAACTTCTTTATCGATGGAAAACAGCAACCTATATTTTTAGAAGCATTCTTTGCTAAACATTGGCAGCTTTCAAATCCTCAAACATCGATGGATGTTGCTAATATGACTAGGGCTTTAACAGGCTCGATGATCTTGAGACCACTAGCTACTGGTGTTAACCCTGAGTTTCTATTAGTAAATATTCCTAGGGATATTATGCATCTATGGATATCTGCACCTGAGTACTCAGCTTTCACACCGACGTTTATGCTTCAGCTTGGGGGGGACTTAGCTAGGGTTAGTAGCGATGCTTTGTTTAGGAAGGGTCGGTATCTAGATTATATTAACGAAGGTGGGGGTATGAATTTTCTTACCCATCAAGGTCTCGATGTTAGATCACATGGAAAGCTTGATTATGTAAAACAACTGCATCCGCGTTTAGGAAAAATGCGTATAGTGCTGGGCTACCTGAATGAAACTTCTGAGATCCTTACTAGGTTAGCACTTCGCGAACGTGCGATACGTAATGGGAAGACAGGAGAAGAAGCTACGTGGATAGCTCGTAGCTATATGGACTTTTCTCAGGGTGGTATAATCGCAAAGCATCTTGATGGTTACATGCCTTATTTAAATGCTAGTCTTCAAGCAGCTAGAGGTCTTGGGAGAGGAGCGAAAGAGAATCCTGTAAGAACTGCTGCTATTCTAATACAAATAGC